CCGTATAATAAAGTATGAAAAAAATCTATCATACTTGGCAAGATATTGAAGCACAAACACAAGAAATCCTGCGTCAGATCCATCTAGATGCATGGCGTCCAGACTATGTGGTTGGACTCACACGTGGCGGCCTGGTTCCGGCAAACCTGATAAGCCAATATCTGAGCTGTAGAATGGAAACACTCAAGGTCAGTCTGCGTGACAGCGATTCAGAATCTGAAAGCAACTTGTGGATGGCCGAAGATGCCTTTGGACATGACATGGAACAGCCTAAAAATATCTTGATTGTAGACGACATCAACGACACCGGTGCCACACTCAACTGGATACAACAAGATTGGATCAGTGGGTGTCTTCCTAAACACGAACGCTGGTCTGGAGTCTGGGGCAACAATGTGCGTGTGGCTGTGTTGGTAGACAACGAAAGTAGTAATGCAAAAATTCCTATCAGTTATAGTGCTGTTGATCTAAATAAAGCTGAAGAAGATTGTTGGATTGTTTTTCCTTGGGAAGATTGGTGGAAATGAAAATACATTATAGAAAACCTACTGTGTTGGAACAGATAGCAGATGCTATACGTGATAGTAAAAAGACTATTGACTACATTGAACTGACCAGTAAAGAGCTCGATGCCAATTACAGTAATTTTGATAGATCATCACAGTCCGGTGGTGGCACACAATATTCATACAAAGGTGTTCCAATAAGGGTTAAAGAATGAAAATCAAAGTCAGTGAAATATTTTATAGTTTACAGGGCGAAGGAAGATTTGTTGGAGTACCCAGTGTGTTCTTGAGAACATACGGCTGTAATTTTACCTGTAGTTCGTTTGGTTGCAAGCCAGGAGAAAAGTCAACCGGCGCAGACGACGTAGCTGAGGTTGTTCATATGTACCCCACATTCACGGATCTGCCCTTGGTAGAAACCGGCTGTGACAGTTATGCATCCTGGCATCCGGCATTCAAACACTTGAGCCCTAGCTACACCACAGAAGAACTTGTAGAGCGTATGTTGAGTTTAACTCCCAACAACATGTGGCAACAGAACAATGGCAACGATGTGCATCTTGTGATCACCGGTGGAGAACCTTTGCTGGGCTGGCAACGTGCTTATACAGAATTACTGCAACATGAACGCATGCAAGATCTACGCAATATTACATTTGAGACCAACGGTACTCAACAGTTGCATGCAGATTTTAGACATACACTGTTAGACTGGACATTGAATACCAAATACAAAAGGCGTGGATACAATAATCTAACTTTTAGTGTCAGTGCCAAACTCAGTGCCAGTGGTGAGTCATGGGAAGATGCCATATGTCCTGACATTGTTAAAAGCTATCAAGACATTGGTCACACATATCTCAAGTTTGTTGTTGAAACAGATGAGCATATCACAGAAGCAATCAAGGCTACAGATGCTTTCCGTGCCAGTGGATTTACAGGTACGATATACTTGATGCCGGTCGGGGGAACACTGAATCCCTACGATGCTAATACACAATTAGTGGCACAAGAATGTATTACTAGAGGATTTAATTTTAGCCCAAGACTTCATATCTCACTGTTTGGTAATTCTTGGGGGACTTAATATCAACCATTGCCCCAAACTATCGTGTTTAGAAACATATGATTCGGAAGAAGTTCATCCAATATTAAAAGTTAAAATGAAACAGCTATACGAGCAAACATTAAATTGGGAGAATAAAATTAAACAAGCTGGATATAACTTAGTAGTAAAGTGGGGCAAATGAGTCCGATTCCAGAACGCATTAGTCGTCCCGATGGTAGTTTTTATATTCGAGCACGATGGAAGTTGTGCAGAGTGGTGTGGCCGCATCGTTGTGAGATCACTGGACGTAGGTTGTGGCCTGGCACTCAAGCCTATCGTGGGCGTGCTGTATGGGCATCAGGCCATGGCAATGCTGTTGTAGAAACACACTGGCATGGTCGCCAGGAGCACGTGATATGGCAATTAAAGGAGTAACTATGGGAATATTAGATAAATTTTTTAAAAAGAAAAAGCCAGCAGAGGTCAAAGCAGAAGCACCTCGGCCAAAAAAGAAGTCCGACAAAGACTTGGCCACGGAACGTGGCGAACCTTATGTGGCCATACTGAGCATGGAAATTGATCCTGAGAACATGCAATCTGGAAATTTTGAACTGGATTGGAATGACAAGTTTGTAAGTAACTTGGTTCGTGCTGGCTATCAAATGAACGCCAAAGATACCGATGCCGACATAGTGGATCGCTGGTTCACTGCTGTGTGCCGTAATATCGTCATGGAAACCTACGAACAGTACGAAGCCATGAATCCTGAACGTGATCGTGTGATCAAGAGTCGCAATCTAGGTGATGGCCGGAGTGAAGTGTCGTGATATTCAATCACATCAAACACCTGCATGCCGAAGGCAAAAAGATTGGCATCACATTTAGTACGTTTGATCTCGGACCTCACGCCGGACACATAGCCATGCTCAGTGAAGCAAAGAATCATTGCGATTATCTTATTTGTGGATTACAAACCGATCCCACCATAGACAGACCCGACACCAAGAACCGGCCTGTACAGAGCATAGTCGAGCGCCAGATACAGTTGGCTGCATGTCGCTATGTGGATGAAGTGGTTGTGTATCAGACCGAACAGGACTTGATAGACTTGTTGTTGATTCTTCCTGTGGATGTGCGTATCTTGGGCGTGGAATACGAAGACAAAGATTTTACTGGCAAAAAAGAATGTTATCAACGTGATATCGATTTGGTGTTCAACGGACGTGACCACAGTTTCAGTTCCAGCAGTCTACGCAAACGAGTGGCCGAAGCCGAAACTGTTAGAGCATTAAAACAACAATGATCCTGTATGCGAATGGGTGCAGCCATGCGGCTGCTGCCGAATGTGTCAACACTCATGCCTGGGCCGAAGATGACGGCATGTATTGGGGCCTAGGACAACAACCACACCCTGACAATCTTCGTGCCAGCTTTGGTTGCGAACTGGCAAATTTACTCAATGCAGTGCTGATTTGCGAAGCTCAAGCCGGCGGCAGCAATGAAAGAATCATACGCACCACTAGAGATTGGATACACCAAAATCAAAATCAGTTGAGCGACACATTCATGATAATACAATGGAGCACCTGGGAAAGAGAAGAATGGTCGCACAATGATGTGTACTATCAAGTAGGTGCCAGTGGTTCTGATTCAGTTCCTGCCGAACTACAAGAACGATATCGTCACTTTGTGATGGGATTGGATTGGGTAGAAAAGACTCGTCAGGCTCATGATCAAATTTGGAAATTCCATCAGGAGTTAAGTGATTTAGGAATACGCCATGTCATGTTCAACGGTAACAGCCATTTTGCTCAGGCACAAAATCGCATGGATTGGGGCACCAGTTATGTGAGACCTTATGATCCTGAATGCACCTATGACCGTGTGTTAAAAAACAACGGATTTAAAACTGTAAACTCAAAGAGTTGGCATTTTGGTCCGGATGCTCATTGCTTTTGGGCCCAATATCTGTTACAATATATTGTTGACAATAAAATCATAGAAAGTTACAAATGAAGTATGTGCTGATCGACACAGCAAATCTTTTCTTCCGTGCCAGGCATGGAGCTTTTCGTGCCAGCGATACCTGGGAAAAGGTAGGATTTGCACTCCATGTTACCTTGATGGCCGCCAACAAAATGGCCCGTAGATTTGAAGCAGATCATGTGGTTTTTGCTCTAGAGGGTCGTAGCTGGCGCAAGGACCATTACAAGCCCTACAAAAACAACCGTGCTGTGGCTAGACAAGCCCTTACAGAATCAGAACAAGAAGAAGACAAGATGTTCTGGGAAACCTATGATAGCTTGACTAAATACTTGAGTGAGAGGACCAACTGTAGCGTTATCAGATGTCCTACCGCAGAAGGCGACGATGTCATAGCTCGCTGGATCGCACTACATCCCCAAGATGAACATGTAGTAATTTCAAGCGATACTGACTTTGTGCAGTTGCTTGCAGAAAACGTTAAACAATACAACGGCATTACAGACGAATTACATACTACGGAAGGAATTTTTGATGCAAAAGGTAAACCAGTTATTGACAAGAAAACAAAAGAGCCTAAAACAATTCCTGATCCGCAATGGCTTCTGTTCGAGAAGTGTATGCGCGGCGATAGCAGTGATAATGTCTTCTCGGCATTCCCTGGCGTTCGGACGAAAGGTACCAAAAACAAAGTCGGCTTACAAGAAGCGTTTCTTGACAAG